CATCGATTTTTAATGATGGTATTTTCCATAAACGAGGTAATGGACAAACCATGGCAATATATACATCCTCGGGGACACCCCTATTTTCGGGTGACTCGACCCGACTAAGGATCCATAATAGTGGAGCTGCTCAATTTAACTCTCAACTCTACGCAAACGCCTTCAATCCTAATTCAGACGATCGCATAAAATACAATGAAAGTCATATAAAAAATGCTATAAAAACGTTATTTAAACTCAAACCACAAAAATATGATAAAATAAGCTATGAGAATGATATAATCGAACCCGAAACCTGGGCAAATACAACTGATGATAAAAAGGAAGGTTACGTATGGAATGATGTTGAAGATGGGTGGATCAAACGAACATATTTAGAAAAAAGTGGGATGACTGAAGCTGGTCTCATCGCACAAGATATTTGGTATGACGCACCGGAACTAAGGTATATCGTAAATCTTCCTGAGGATGCCAACCCAGATGAGACGAAACCATCCGATCCTGATCCGGATGATCCACGAGTTGACCCGGATTATGATTCAGCGGGTTGGGGGGCATTGAACCCGGCAACTGTAAATTATAACTCTTTAATCCCGTATCTGATTAAATCTATACGTGAACTATACAACGAACTCCCTCGTTACAAGACAAATGTCCCAGTCGAATTATATTCAAACGTTCAAGATTATCATCATATGATCGTTTCCAGACGTAATGAAAATATACAACTTACGAATACAGAGAACGATAAAACTGTGCATGGTGTAATTTCGGATATAAAAACAGACTCAGATAATTACGAAATTTTAATCGAACATAGTGGTTTAGCTAATGTTTGGGTAATTAACACGGGTTCGAATATACAAGTTGGTGACTATATCACGACATCTAATGTTGTTGGGTATGGTATGGTACAAAATTCTAATATTTGTATGAATCATACGTTGGCAAAATCCGTCGTTAATTGTGATTTCACACTTCAAACTGTTCCCATTAAACAGAAGATTAGACAACTTCAAAATAAAACGTATTGGATTAAAACAGTTAATAAAGAAGTGGTTACTGAAATGGCCTATTCAAACTTAGCTAGTGATTATAAAACAACCGGAGTGGAAACGTATCATAATGCATATGAAAACAAAAACAAAACATCCAATGTTGTAACATTAGAACAATTGATCGAAGTGGAAGAACCTGTCGAATTTAAAACGGATGAATTAGATACTGAAAAATATTCAAACACTTTCGTTATTGGTGAACCAGTATATACCACACACACAAGAACATTCCATTATCTTTTACACAAAAAGAAATATGAAAACAATCTTGAAAATTTTACTGGATACACTTCTAATGTAGTACAAGAGACTATGGATTTATTAGATGCAAATGGACAAGTGCAATGGGAAGATACGGATCAAACACGACCTTTACACGAAATAAGATATCTTACCATTGATGGTGCTATTACTGATCAATCGAATGCTGTTTATACCGCTAGTCTAATTAATTCAGTGTTACTAATTTAAGGCAAACGTTCATTTAAAAAACCGGTGATGATATATTTAGATCCTTTTATTAAAGTTTCTCCACTGTGAGTATATGTCCACGTCGAAGGGAAAATTAATATACTTCCAGCTTTAGGTGTTATACTTTTACCATTAAGAAATAGAGTTTTACCCCCATCTTCTTCGTTGAGGGTATTTAAATAAACAATATAAGCTAATAATCTTTTCTGTGTTGGAGCGTCGTCTATATGCCATTTGAAATACCCACCTGGTACATATTTTTGTATTTGAAATCCTGTTGGGTCTAAGGCATTTTCATGTCCAAACATTTCTCTTAAAATTCTAAAGTTTCCGTTAAATATTTTATCGTTTAAATGTTCTAAATATTTGACAATACCTACACCTACATATTTTTCTAGTTGTTCTTCTTCAACACGCCAATCCTCGTGATGACTTGGGTGAAAATCTGTACATTTTTTTATCATGGGTTCGACACGACCATCATCTACTACTCCCATTTTTCCTGGGAATTTACCAGGGTGTTTGTCAAATTTGTCAATCACATGATTACAAAATTCGAGTGGTATTAAATTGTCTATGACATGAACATACTCCATTTATATATCAATTTCTTTATTCTTTAATCGGGTAATCCTCGAGCTTAAAAATAAACTCTCACTATATTATAAAATGTCTGGTGGTATTGCCCAACTCGTAGCCGTCGGTGCTCAGGATGTGCACCTCGTCGGTCAGCCCGAGGTGAGCTTCTTCCGCTCCACCTACAAACGTCATACAAACTTTTCCCAAACTGTCGAGCGTCAGGTCATCCAAGGCAATGTCGCGAATGGTGGTATGTCCACCGTCCGCTTCGAGCGCAAGGGTGATATGCTCGGATATGTCTATCTCGTACCCAATAATGGTGTCAAGACCATGCCTTATTCTCAAGCCGATTGGTTAACAAAAATTTCCAAGGTTGAACTCCTTGTGGGGGGTCAGGTGATTGATGAACAGGATTCCACCTACTCTACCCTGGTTGCGCCCCGTCTTTCTGCGACCACCGCTTCCAAATCACCTTCGGCTGATCTGGTCAACGGCGGTACCAATTACAGGTTCTACCCCCTCAGGTTTGCTTTCTGTGAAAACTGGCAGACTGCCATCCCACTCATTTCTCTCCAGTACCACGATGTCGAGCTCCGTATCACTTGGGGCTCCGCGGCGGCTACTGACAAGTGGGATGTTTTCACCAACTACGCCTACCTTGACACTGATGAACGTGAAGTGTTCGCTTCCCAGCCCCAGAACATGCTCATCACCCAGGTGCAGAAGTCGGTTGCCTCCACTTCCAAGATCCAGGAGCTCAACTTCAACCACCCCGTGAAGTACATCGCCGCCGGTAAGGCGTCTGCTTTGGAGATTCTCCATGATAACAACAAGCTCAAGCTTCAAATCAATGGTACCGATGTTGCTGATTACAAATTTGCTGATCCCAACTTCTCCACCGTAACTTCGTATTATCACACCACTAACTCGTCTTTAGGAACAGCCAAGACTCTGTTCTTCTACCCATTCTGCCTCGATGCTGGTAAGCTTCAGCCTACTGGCAGCCTAAACTTCTCCCGTCTTGATTCGGCTCGTATCATCAACGATACCAAAGACTCAGACGACAACCTCTATGCCGTAAACTACAACGTCCTCCGTATTGAAAATGGTATGGGTGGTTTGTTGTACTCGAACTAAATCTTCTCTGTATTTATTAAAAGATGTTTTGGACAGTAGTATTTCTCCTTGCCATCGTTTTTGTATTGACGTACGATCCTAACTCCAGGACACTCGAAAAGTTTGTTGGTCAACCCACACAACCAACAAGCAAATCGTGTGAAAATGCGCATTACGAAGCCGTTCAATTTGCCCAGAGCCCGTATGAATGCCCCACTGCTGGTAAGACTAAGATGGGTGCCGTGATGTAGAAAGCTTAAAAAGAAAATGACATTTTCTTTTATAAATGGTTCCAGTCAATAAAGACACCCTACTCATCGTTGCAGCGATCGTTTTTGCAATTGGTATGATTTACATGTTTAAAGAGCTAAACAAGGCTAAACAGGATATTGACAATTTTAAAGGTTTCTCAGCCCAGGTCGTTCGACACTTAGCTCCACCCCCAGAGCCCATCCCTACACCTACCCCAGTTCCTGTACCTGAAAAGAAGCTTGAAGATATCGATGAGGTGGATGAAAAATCCGAAGAATAATCATATCCACTTATTATAACTTGCGAATGCGCAATGAAGAAGTACAAAGCGATTGCAGTACCGGTTACTTTTACCGATGGGAAACCGAGATTTCTCACAGTAAGAGACTGGAGATTTAAAGATTGGATTTTCGTAACAGGTGGGTGTAGAAGACGGGAAATTTACAACCCCTTGAGATGTGCCCTACGAGAATTAGAAGAAGAGACACGTGGTGTCGTGTCACTAAAAAATGGTGAATATACAGAATTCAAATTTATACATAAAGAAAGCCCAACAGTAGACCTAGAATATAATGTATTCATATTCTTTGTCAATTACAATCGATCAGAACAACAAACACAAATTCGTAAGTTTTACGAAGAAAAACACAAAACACAGATCAAAAAGATGAACAATCAACCCATTCGTAAAACCCACGATGAGAACGATTTCATGAGCTATGATACACTAGAAGAATTCAACGGACGTAAGCGATGGAAGCTAATCATAGATAATGTCATTAAGAATCCCCAATTTTACGCGTGTATAAGTTCTCACAATAGAAAAACCTTCTCTATTAAATAATGAAGTCCAAGGCTTTTATTTTAAGACAGATTGGTGAACTACTTGAGAAGAACCGAGGACTGTGTGAAGAGGAGATTCAGCAGTGGTACAAAGATAATGAAAGTAAAACGGTTTACGAATTACTTACTTTTAAAAAGCAAATTTCTCAAAATCAAGAATATCAGGACGTCTCATGTATGAAATGGTTTAGAGATGAAGAACAATAATAAGGTATGTTTAAGAATTGGTACACTTCCCAAAAATTCAATAATGCTACCAATCTATCACATGTGCTCATGGACGGGGGTAAACTCTCAGTGCCATTTGATAGATTGAATGAATTTTACGATAAGTATATAGAGTCTGTAAAATCTGGTGAGAGAATTTACGTCGTCGAGCAAAAGAGTGAGACCTATAACTTTTTCGTTGATATCGACTATAAAGATGTCGATCCCCTAGGTATTGACGATATACGTGATATATCTAAAAATATTTGTGAAACTGTTAAATTTCATGGTGGTAAAGAATGTCTCGTTTCTGTATCACCACCAAAGGTGTCTGGAGATCTAATGAAAACGGGTGTACATCTCAATTGGCCCAATTTCGTGGTTGATCAAATTTCAGCCGTCGCACTCCGTCAACATATTCTAGTCTCTCTCTCTAAATTTAAAGGTGATATGGATTGGAATGAAATTATTGATTCATCTGTGTATGGTGACACACGTAGGAAAACTAAAGGGAGTGGATTTAGGATGCCATGGTCATACAAACGAGCAAAACATGAAGCATGTGGAGGTCATGGGTGTAAGGATTGTGAACATGGTAGGGTTGATCAGTTGGCTTATCTCCCAGTTTTTATTTACAAGGTTGGTTCTCTCGTGAGAATAAGTCAAGAACCGTCAGTTGAAATTCTTAAAATGTCAGCTGTTAGAACTGACGCACCTAGCACAGTTTCAGTGGAATCACCTTCAGTGTCTATACGAGTCAAGGAGGATTCTTTTCTAGAAGATCAAACTAATGAAATTTATGATGAGGAATTGAAAAACCGAATCGAAACGTTTATTCGAAAAAATATGGAGGGTCAGGGGGGTGCATATATCACTAAACTATTCAAAAACAAAGAAACCTATTTCGCGGCGACGACTTCTAGATACTGTGAAAATGTAAAAAGAAATCATAGTTCGAATCATGTATGGTTTATACTTAGTGGGAAGTTCATTCTCCAGAAATGTTTCAGTCG